ATTCTCTTTTGGGGATTTATAGTCCAGTGTGGGATACTATTTGCTGCGACATATACATCAGTGTTAGCAGAATAAACATTTTGAATATCTGCAGTGTAATCTTTATTTGTTTTTAATTGTCTTCTAATAAAATGTTTTTTAGATAAATCTAAAGAAGAGCAATTAACTTGGATTGTCTTATTATTGATAATTTGGAGTAAAGTTCCTACAATGATATTATTATCTTCATCTACAATATCAAGAGTATCACCAATATAGAGAATATGATCCGAAAAGAATAAAAATTCATATACATTAGAACCTAATGAAATAATATTGTTAACAATATATTTTGTTGGAGTATTATAAATCCATGAAGTAAATCTAGTGTCTTTTTGTTCAATACCTAAAGTTTTTACATTGATATTACTTTCTTCTTGCTGATTTATCGCAAGTCCATTGAAATTACTAATCGTCCCTACAATGTTTAGATAAACTGGAGTATCTAAGTCTCCATCTTCATATGAGTATGCTTGAAGTCCAGAAGCAAAAACAGTTGAACCGATACCTACCGTTGTTGTAATACCAGAGACACCAAGAAACTGTGTATAGTTTTTATCTGTGTAAGAAAGTTGAAGATCCTCGTAGGTTAGATTTCCTGTTGCACCAAATCCTACTGTACTATCAACATTGATAGTAGTAGATCCAGCACCAGATGTTTTTGTAATAAAAGTTTTACCTACTTCAAGAAACTTACCAATAGTAGTTCCTTTTGAAATAGCAACCTTATAATAAGTATTACCACCAATAATTGCTTTTTCTACATTATAGATTGAACCACTAGTCTGTAATGGAGTTGTATCTTGAAATAGTGTTTCTCCTTGTATTTTTAAAGGATTTCCACTAACCGCTTCACATACTAAAACATCATTCTTAATATAATCTGCATCTGATGGTTTAATAACAAATTTTTGAGGTTGAACCATCTCAACCCCTTCAGCATATAATGCTTTAAAAAGAATTTTGAATGCTTCTTCTGTTCCTTTTGACTTATAGAAATCTTTTGCTTGTCTAATGAAATTACTTTCATTAAGATTACCAGTTAGACTTCTATCTTCAAATCCTGGGAGAACTAATGTCTTTAATTTCTTTAGAAACTCGTTTAGAAAAACATTGCTGAGATTTTCAACCTTTGCATTTGATGCATGAGTTGAAATTCCACTAGAAGTAAATGTTAGATATTCTGGTTGATTGGTTTTAGTATTTTTTTCAATCCCACTAAATCCACGAACACATCCAGTAAATGAAGTAGATCCAATACCTGTATAAGTAATGATCTCATTGTCAATTTTAAGTAGACCCCATTGTGATGGCCAACCATCTGTAGATTTTACATAGATTGTTTCATCGACACCACTGATATATGATGTTAATGATGTAAATCCAATAAGATTTTTAGTGTTTAGATAATCTAGTCCTTTATATTCAACTAAATTATCTGCAATATCAACAGGACCTCCCTGATACTCTTGAGAGTAATAATATTGTCTTAGAAATTCTCCAAAATAAGGATTTTCGACATCAATGTATTCAGGAATTTGGCTCTGAATAATTTCATTGATTTTGACTTTGGATAGGGAGGTTTCAATCATCTGTTATCTTGTTTTCTTACCGTTTTGATAGCTTGACTGGATATCAAATCTAGTTCCAGAAGTATTAGCACCTGATGAAATGCTATCTTGCTTCATGTAGAAGTTACTCTTAGAAATATCTAATTGCAAGTACAATTCCTTTCTCGCCAAAACATCATTTGAAAGGGGAATTGCTTGAACTTCAATAATATTGTCTGATAAACTAGTTGATGTTATATTTACAGTATCTATAAGGATTTCACCAGTGTCATAATTGACGGTTCCAAATTTTGTTGATAAAATATTGATTTCTTCATCAGAGATTTCTTGGAATAAGAATAGATTACCAATATTAGACCCATTTACAACTTCATCTGAAAAATAACAAGTGCCTTCTATCCCAAAAACAGAAAATCCTGTACTTTTGATATTATAATTTTTCTTACCATTATAGAACTGATTGTCAAAACATAATTCGTACTGTGCAGGTTGACTTATTGATGCTACAAGATCTCTTCTAATTCTTACTGTGGTAATATTTGAAGTAATTGCAGTATTTACATTATCAATCAACGAACAAGTTTTACTATATTTAAATCTACCGCCAAATTGGTTCATTTCTGAACTTCTAGAATATGATGTGATTGCTGAAACAACATCAGCCTTTAAACTATTTGGATCTCCAACAAAATTAGTGTTATAATAAACATAACTATCAATTTCAACATAAAGATATTTCAAATCCTCAAACTGAGGTACAATTCCTGCAACAGAATAATTCTTTAAAGATTGTAAAAGTTGCTTTTTAGTGAAATCTGATAAGAAAGATCCATTTCTAGGTTTTGCTGCAATAAAAACTCTTCCGTATTGTGGTGGATTTAGGTCTTCACCACCATACGCGCTTACACTTTCAATATTTGGGTAAAGAGTTGGTAAAATTGCTTCATAGTCACTTGCAGTAACTGCTCTATGCTGTGATGAATATAGTCTAGGAGCGTAGTATTTGACACTTTCGACTGGTTCTATCTCATCTCCATTCTCAGATGGCACTTGAGCAGTCAAATCAACACTAAAAGAGGTTATATTTGCGTTATTTTCGTCAAAAATTGTTCCTGCAAACCTAAAATCAGACACTCCATTGCCTTCCTTGCCGTTTGTTTTGACATATGAGGCAGTAATAACGTTTCCTGATTGTAATTTCTTACCAAAAATACCATCACCAAACAAAATTTCGTATTTTTCGTCTGTAGTCTCTTGAATTAAGTAAATATTTGACGTAGAAGTGATGCCAAGGATGTTATCTACCAGTTGATATTCAGTAGAAGTGGTATCTGTTGAAGTATTTTTTACTCTAATTCGTAAAGTTGATGTGTCAACGCTGTCATTTGGAATAATATAACGCTGATTTGGTTGAGAATTATTAACTGTCCAAGAATTTTCAAGATATTGACCTTGATAAATTTCTAAACTGCCATAAGAAGCACCACTATCCGCTGCTACAGTGACTTTTTCTGGTAAAGAGAAGATAAAATTAACGTCAGAAACGCTTCCATTTGCAACAACTCCAGGTTGAAATGAAATTGTGTCTGTTGTTGTAGAAATTCCAGTAACAAAAAAGTCTACAGTTGCTTTTGCAGCACGCTTTGAGCGAGGAACATATCCAATATTACGTGCTAGTGAAACAACATTTTCACGAAGAGTTGCAGAATCAATAAAAGTTTCATTCACTACCATATTTGTGTTGTAGGCAGTGATATAAGAATTATATGCGAGCAGATTTATAATGACAGAAAGGTTAGAACCTTCAAAGTCATAGTCCGTAAAGTTTGTATTTGCTCTTAAATAATCCTTAATTGAAGATTTTATATCCTCAAAATTTAAATTTGTGAATTGTGTTAGTGCCATTATAGTCTAGTTGGTTCTAAGATAAAGGTAACTGTCTGAGTGGGCGTTGATAAACCAACTATGTCATAAGATATTGTGATGTCTAGAGCATTGTTATCAGGATCTGGATCAACTTCAACGCTTTTTAAGGAAACTCTTGGTTCAAAGTTTTTAATAACAGTTTCAATTTCTGTCTTTATTGGAGCAATAAAATCATTTGTTGCTAATTCAAATAGTGCCCCGCTAATTCTTGTACCAATCAGATTGTTAAAAAACACCTCTCCAACTTGAATTCTTACCAAGTTTTGAACAGCACGCTTGATTGCATCCTCATTTTTCAATGGAAGGATATCATTGGTAACTGGATGACGCTTCATGGACAAAGAAATGTCCTTGAAACCCCTAGAAATTTTTTGAAGAGGCACTTTTTATAGGATCTTCGTTTATTTATTCGTATTTATAGGCATTCCATAGCTGGGTTCTGTTCCATATTCCCAGTCATCATAGTCTTCATCATTACGAATTTTTTCATGAAGTTTATTTTGAATAGTCAAATTGTGAGTTTTTTCTTTTTTAAGTTCCATAAATTGTCTGATTGTGTAAAATCAGAACTTTTTACAGGGTTCTATCCTGAAATTGTCACAGTCTCATACATGAAATCATCTGAGGTTTCAATTTTTCTACGATTTTCTACTGAGTATTC